ATTGGGAATATCTTGGTATATCATATGATAACCGAGTAAACAGAATAACCTATGAGGAGGTTGTTGATGATACAAGACCTATACAAACAAAAAAGGTCCTTGGAGTTGAAGTGGGAACAGGAGCATATTGATAATAATAGATATACTCTTGAGATGGTCAGAATTGATGACAAAGTTAAACAAGTCATTACTGAGATCAAGCTGGAAGAAGCAGCTATTGCTCACAGACAAAATAGCGTTGAAGGCGCTGCTCCACAAGTTTCTGTAGCTACTTAATCAAAAGCTACATCGCTGAAATGCATAAATACCGTAGGCTCTCTTGCACTCTATTCAAAACTAGTATACAATTAAATTACTATATAAATTAATTAGAACATAGACCCATATAGTGGACGGCCTAGAGACTATGTTCGGAAACTAGGAGGATATAATTATGGCTTCAACAACGTTTAACGGACCAGTCCGTTCGGAAAAAGGTTTCCAAGTTGCAACTAAAAATGCAACTACGGGAGCAGTAACAACTAGAATGAGTTCAGGTATGCCTGACTTAACTGGTTTATCAATCGCAGATGTAGCAACAGCTACTAATATTACACTAGCAGATAACACTATTTCTGTAATAAATTATACAGGTGCAGCAGCTGCAACTTGTACTTTGCCTGCGGCATCGCAAGGTTCAGTAGTAGTTTATTGTCAATCAAAAGATACTACAGGTGGAACAGCTACATTAGTTTTTGATGCAGCGGGATCTGATGTTTGGGCAACTGGTTCAGTAATTGAATCAAGAGCTACAGCAGAAGTTACTTTTGACACTTCAGCAGCAAATGAAACTAAATTAACTTTTACACCAGCTAACGCAGCAACTAATTTGTTGACTACTGGTGGAAAAATTGCTTTCATTTGTTATGAAAAAGGCACATGGCATATTGCAACACAACTAGCAGCTGAGACTACTCAGACTACTGGTGCGTTTGTATTTGCAGCGTAATTAATAATAAACTCGGAGCGCTTGGTAATGCAAGCGCTCTTTAAAAGGAGGACAACACATGGCAGACACAGTATTAAATACAACTGTATTCGACGGATCAAAAAAACTTATCACTCACTACAATGTGGTTTCTGATAGTTCTGGAAGTACAACTAAAATAGTTGACGTTTCTACATTAGCATCAAACAATGGTAAAACTTGCAAAACTGTAAGACTAAACAAAGTTAGTTTTAATGTTTCAGTAACAGCACCAGCTGATGCAATTAGAATGCAATGGGATGCAACAACAGATGTTGTATTTCAAACTTTAGCAGGTGAAATGGAATACGATTATACATCTTTTGGTGGATTAAAAAACACTGATGCTAGTGGATTCACTGGTGATGTAAATGTCGTTTTACCAGCTTGTACAGATGGAGATACAGGTACAATTGTTTGTGAATGGATTAAAGTTTACGAATCGTAGGAGTATAAATGGCTAATACTACTTCGGAAACAACAACTTTCGATAAAACTTTTGCTATTGATGAAATAATAGAAGATTCTTTTGAACGTATTGGATTGCAAAACGTTGCAGGTTATCAACTTAAATCTGCTAGAAGATCTTTAAATATTTTATTTCAAGAATGGGGAAACAGAGGAATTCATTATTGGGAAGTAGGAGAACTAGATTTAGATTTAGTAGAAGGACAAGCTGAGTATAAATTCTTTAGAGAAGCTGCAGATGGTACAAGTGCTACATCAAATCCCAATGGTGTTTATGGAATATCCGATGTCCTTGAAGCACAATTAAGAAACAATAGAACAGCAACAACTCAATCAGATTCACCAATGACAAAAGTAGATAGATCTACTTATGCAGGTTTTTCAAATAAACTTTCTAAAGGAACACCTAATCAATATTGGGTCCAAAGATTTATTGATCATGTAAGTATCAGTGTTTATCCTACACCAGATTCAACAAATGCATCTAAAGATATGCATTTTTATTACATTAAAAGAATTCAAGATGTAGGAGACTATACAAATGCAACAGATGTACCATTTAGATTTGTACCTTGTATGGTTGCAGGTTTAGCATTTTATCTTTCACAAAAATTTCAACCACAATTAGTTCAACAAATGAAATTATATTATGAAGATGAATTAGCTAGAGCTCTTGCAGAGGATGGTTCAGCTTCAAGTACGTTTATTACACCAAAAGCTTATTACCCAGGAACTTAATGTCAAAATACGCAACAGGTAAATATGCAAAAGCAATATCAGACAGATCTGGTATGGAATTTCCATATAAAGAAATGGTTAGAGAATGGAATGGTGCGTTTGTACATAATTCAGAATTTGAACCAAAACAACCACAACTTGATCCAAAATCAACGGGAGGTGATGGTGTTGCATTATTGAATGTAAGACCCGGAAGATTAGAACCATCTGTTTTAATATCCCTAAGAGATAATCCATTTGAAACTTTTAAAGCGGGTTCTAGTATTATAAATATATTTGCACCCGGTCATGGTTTAACAAATGGAACTACTTATAGATTTAGAGGTTCCGTTACTACATCACCTGGAACGGGTACACCTTACAACCCAAATACAGGAGTGTCAGGTAATCCTGTAGCAGGATTTTCCAATATATTAAATTTTGATGGTATTTTAGGATCTAATGTACAAAGATCAGCAGGTTATACAATTACAACAGGTATTTATAAAACTGTTAGTGGAGTTGATCAAAGAATTACAACAGATTATTCTTTAACCAATTTTTTTCATTTTACTGTAGTCACAAATACTGCTACAGTGGGCCAAACAAGAGGTGGAGGAAATGGCTGTTCCGTTGGTCCAGTCAGTTTAGAATCATGATTAAAAAAATTATTAATAAAATTAAAAGTTGGTTTCTACCTAAAGTAGAAGAACCAATTATTTTAACTGAAAAAAAACCAGAACACTGTTTAGGACATTTAAGATTTAGAAAATCTTGTCCTCGTTGTCAGGAGATAGTAGCATAATGGCTGGTATAAGTTATTCAACTTTAGTTACACAGATTAGAAATTACACTGAAACAGATTCTAATGTTTTAACTACAGATATTTTAGAAAATATAATTCTTAATTCTCAATATAGAATTATGAGAGATGTACCTATTGATGCAGATAGAAAACAACAATTAGGTAATTTTGCGGCAGGACAAGAATCTATAAATGCACCTGCAGGATGTTTATTTATTAGAGGTATACAAGTTTATGACACAGCAGGATCAGAAATTACAGGGGCTAATAGATGGTTAGAAAAGAAGGACATGACATATTTACAAGAGTATCAAGATATAACAGGAACGTCAACAGCTCAAGGTCAACCTAAATATTATGCTTCATTTGGTGGTGCAACTGGAGACTCCGACACTACATCAGGTAGAATATTTTTATCACCAACACCAAATACAACATATAGATTTAGGGTTCATTATAATAAAATGCCAGCTACTTTAGAGTCTAGCAATCAAACTAATTATATTAGTCTTAATTTTCCAAATGGACTATTATATTGTTGTCTATCAGAGACTTATGGATTTTTAAAAGGTCCGATAGACATGTTGACACTATATGAAAATAAGTATAAACAAGAGGTACAGAAGTTTGCTAACGAGCAAGTTGGTAGAAGACGAAGAGACGACTACACAGATGGCGCAGTTAGAATACCAGTTAACTCAGCAAACCCGTAGGAGATAAATTATGGCAATAACATCGGCAATATGTTCAAGTTTCAAACAAGAACTTTTACAAGGTAAACACAATTTTAGTTCATCAGGTGGTGACACTTTTAAATTAGCATTGTTTGATAGTGATGCTTCTTTAGGTGCTTCTACAACAGATTATTCAACTTCAGAAGAAATTACAAACACATCAGGAACAGCTTACACAGCTGGAGGTGCAACTCTTACAAGATCAGGAGTTGGTTTAACAGGAACTACGGCATTCACAGATTTTAGTGATGTTACATACACTTCAGCTTCTTTCACTGCAAACGGTGCAATGATTTATAATACAACTACAGGAACAGGAACAAGTACAACTGACTCTGTAGCAATTATTGCTTTCGGTGGTGACAAAACAGCAAGTAATGGAACTTTTAAAATTGAGTTTCCTGCAAACGACGCGACAGCAGCAATAATCAGATTAGCGTAGGAGGTCGACCATGTCGACAACTTCAGGATGGGGCCGGTTAACCTGGGGACAGGCTAATTGGAATCAATCTACGACTTTAAAAACAGGTTGGGGCGCTCAAGCTTGGAGTGGCGATGGCGGTTGGGGAGACCTTTCAGACCAAACAATTTCTTTAACAGGTGTATCAGCATCTTTTAGTATAGGTACTGTAGATATTCCTGATGTTATAATTACACCAGCAAGTTTTGAAATAACATTATCACAGGGTGAAGCTTTTGTTCCTGTTAGTATAGATGGAGTATCTTTTTCTGCATCTGTAGGTTCATTAACCGTGAACGATGTAACTATGGGCTTAACCGGTCAACAAGTTACAGCTGCATTGGGTGTACCAGTCGTAGCCGATATGACTGTTGGAATGACAGGTCTTGATATTACTTTATCTCAAGGAACTGCATTTGCTCCAAACGAAACTGTAATTATTTCTGGTCAAGAAATAACTTTAACACAAGGTACTGCAATTGGATCATCTTCACAAGAAGCAGACTTAACAGGTATTGCAGCAACATTTACTTTAGGTTCTGTAATTATTCCTAACGATACAGTTCAAATATCTGGACTATCAATGACTTCAACATTGGGTTCTATTATTGGATTAGGAGGAGCGTTAATTCAACCTACAGCTCAAACAATAACATCTAGCGTAGGATCTTTAACTGTAGAAGAAGGTTTAGGATTAACAGGAATATCGTTTAGTGCTAGTTTAGGAACTGTTTCATTAACGGATATTACAGTAGGATTAACTGGACTATCATCAACGTTTAGTGTAGGAAGTGTGAACATATTTGCTTATGGCGATGTTGACACTGGTTCTAATACATCGTATAGTGATATTTCAACGGGTTCGAATTCTTCATATTCGAATGTTGCAACTGGATCAAATACAAGTTATAACGATGTAGCAGCGTAGGAGAATTTTTTATGGCATCAACATACACACCATTAGGTGTAGAACTTCAAGCAACCGGTGAAAATGCCGGAACATGGGGAACAAAAACTAATACAA